TACATAAACTTGTAAATCCACATTGTGTCCATAAGTGCCTGACTACATTTGAATGTGTCTATTTCACTTGATAATAAAATAGTCAGTTCGTAACTTACAGTAATTGGAATTGCTCTAACTTTAGCTAAAACTTTTCGTATTTCTACTTCATTTTCGACAACCATTCTGAGCCAAACATTTGGATTAGCAAACTCATCTGACTTTATATTGAATCCGGTCATTGTTAAATGACCTCTCGGTATCACATCAGTATTTAACTCAACAAATCTGTTTTCTGAAACAACATCATCCGAGAATGTGTCTAATAAGAATCTTTCATCACCAGTAAGTGAATAGTAAAATGGTACTTGTACATAAACATCACCTGAAGAAAATCGGTTAATCCAATTAACTTGACCTTCTAATGTATCTAAAACACAGACTGTCAAATCTCTGAAAAAAACGTCCTCAAAATTAAACCTTTCACCAATCATTTATATCAAATAGTAATTATATAGGTATATATAAAAACTTTTAGTTTTCATATCATAAAAGTAATAATCAAACATTTTGTATTATGAGCGTATCAAATTTACTTCTTTGGGAAAAGTGGAGGCCAAAAAAATTAGATGATTTAATTTTAGTTCAAAGAATTAGAAAACATTTCGAAAATGGAGTAAATCAGAGTTACATATTTTATGGGCATTTTGGTACTGGTAAAACTTCACTCGCTCGTATCTTAATTGGTAAATATTCCAAAGACAAACCTTTTTTAGAGATTAATAGTTCTATGGCTACATCAATCAATGTGCTAAGAAGTGAGATAGAAGATTTTTGTAAATTCACTCCAATGATGTCGACTGAATCTGACTTAAAATATGTTTTTTTAGATGAGTTTGAGAGAACTTCTGCAGAATTTCAAGACGCATTTAAGGCCTTTATTGAAAAATATCATAGAAATGTCAGATTTATCATAACGACTAACCATATAAATAAAATTTCTGATGGAATAAAATCCAGAATTCCACAGATAAACTTTGACTGTGAAAATTTAGAAGAAGAAAAATATCTAAAACAAGAGATTTTTAAGAAGATTTCAAACGTAATATTACCAGAGGAAAAAAGAGATATTCCTAAGACTGAGTTAGTTAATATTGTAAAAAAGAATTTTCCAGACTTTAGAAGTACGCTAGTTTCTGTCCAGAATTATCTACAAACTGGAATGTCAGATTCATCAATTGTTGTATCTGAGGCTAATAAAAATAGTCTTTACGAATTATTATTTGATAAGAATAGAAACTACGAAGAGATTTATCATTATTTAATGACCAATTTTGGACCTGAAAAAATAGATGTAATGATATCTTTTTTAGAAAAACCTTTTGTTGAATTTATGATTAAAGAAAAATCTAATAAAGTAGATTCACTTTTCGAATGTAACTATATTGTAACAGATTATAAAGATAAATTACTTAATAACACAGATCCTATAATATTAGGGATGACCATAATTGGAAAACTTAGAGACATATTGATTAATTAATATATAGAGTCATGAGTAACTTTAACTTCATTGACTTTTATATAGGATATCCTGGTCATCCGAGATTCAGGAGCACTGACATTATTGAAGATGAAGTCATTAGAGTAATCATACAAAAGTACGAAATGATTGTATTTACTAATAAGGGTGAATTGTTGGGTGATCCTAATTTTGGTGGGAATTTAACGGCATTATTACACGAAACGAGAATTTCAGCCGAAGGAGTTGAAGCTGAATTGAGAGCTCAAATCTCTGACTACATTCCTGAGTTAGATAACGTAGAGTATGAGTTGTTGGTTGAGTTTTTTGAAGATCCTGAAAGATATCAAGAATACATGGTCATTAACTTTACAGTTAATGGTTATGAAGTAGACGCTGTGGTTAGGTAGTTTATTTTATCGGACAATGATTAGCCGAATAAATGAATTTATAATCTCTCTTTATTTTAACACCTAAAGATTCGGCTGTTGTCACTATATCTTCAAGACACTCTGAATCAGCACCACCAACTATTGTTACTTCTTGACCTTTCAAAGATATTAGTAAATCATATAATTTCTTTGGAACATGAAACCAGACATGATTATTATTGATGAAAGTAATTATAGTTCCTTCTTTTGTTGGAAAAATATCACCCTTTTTCAATTCACCATTGTCCTCTTTATCACTAATTTCTTTATAGACTTGTTTATCTAATATTTTTTTATAGAAATCAGCATCTACATCGTAGTTATATCTTTTTTCAATTAAGTCTTTTTGATTTGGAAAATGGTAAAGGTCTCTGTGTATTGGTATCTCTGGTTCTTCATGATAAAGATAGTCTTTGTCAACCTGTCTTCCATCAACGTGATTATCCCATAGTTGAAAAACATTATTGAAGTTATGACAATACTTTTTTAACTCATTTAAATACATTTCAGAGAAGAACTTTTTAAATGATTTCTGGACATCAACTATTATTAATGTTTTGTCTTTATAACTCTCAAAAGTTTTAATCATCTTCATAAAATTATATATTAAATAAAAAACCCATCATTTCTGATGGGTTTTGATATTTTATTAGTTTTTATAATCAAATTATGCTGGAAGTTCTTCTTCGCCTTCTTCCTCTTCTCCTTGTGCTTCTTCTTCACCCTGAGCCTGTCCTTGAGCCTGAGCTTGTCCTTGACCTTCAGCCTGTCCTTGTCCTTCAGTTTGTCCTTGACCCTGAGCCTGTCCTTGACCTTCAGCTTGTCCTTGACCTTCAGCTTTTCCTTGACCTTCAGCTTGTCCTTGACCTTCAGCTTGTCCTTGAGCCTGAGTCTGTACCTGAGCTTGTCCTTGACCTTGAGTCTGACTCTGAGGTTCTTTGAACTCTTCTTCTGATTGACCTTCTTCTTGACCTTGTGTCTGTGCTTCACCCTCTACTTCAATTTGTGGTTGTGCCTGTGTTTGTTGAGAAGTTTGACCACCCATTAATGCGTTTCCTGGTAGTTTTTCAACATCAAGATTGTTCATATTTATATACTTAACAATCTCTTCAGCGATGTCAACATCACCAAAAAACTGACGTAAGTTTTTACCAGTAGTATCTTTTACCTTTTTAACATAAGCATTAATTAAAGATTGAGGAATATCAATCATTGTTTTTACTTTGTAGATATCGTTTACTTGAAGAACAGATTCTTTGATAATCTCATCTCTGTTTTTCTTATTACGATAATTTTCAAACGTTCTAATATGTTTCATTCTTTTAGAAATATTTTTTATATGGTTATATATTAATTAAAAAAAATCATTTTTTATCAATTAATTAATCAGTACAAGTCCTAGGACAAGTCCTATTATTGCAAGACCTGATAGACCACCACCTATGCCCATTTTAAGTTTTAAACTATTTATCTTTTTATCCTTAACCTCAATCATTTGGTTTCTGTTTAGAAGTTGAGCTTCTAAAATAGCAACTTTTTCATTGTGTTTATCGATTTCTTTTTGTAAAGTAGCAATCTTCTCATCTTTATTCAATAGAGATTCTTTAAGTTTAGATATTTCCATCTTTTGAGTACTAATCACGTAGTCTTTATCATTGATGACTTTTACACAAACAGAGTCATAATTCAACATCTGTGCATTCAAATTTTCAAATAAAGAAAGTAGTTCAGAGTTATTGTCTAGCTTTTGAGCTTGTTCAATTGTCATAACGATAACTTGTTGTCCTAAAGAATCGATTTCAAATTTAGGATAGTCTATTTGAGCATTGAGCCCAATTGAAAAAATACTCATTATAATAAGTAATAAAATCTTTTTCATTGTTTTGTTTTATTTTTTAAAGATTCTAAAAGAGCATCGCCAGTTCTATTAGGTGGATTTTTTTTGAAATCTTCTATTTTTTGACGAGTTACTGATAGTTCTTTTTTTAATTCTAAAAATTTTGTTTTAGATTTACTTGCCTCTGTTTCAGCTTTTTTAATCTCTGATTCTAATTTGATGATATCAGATTTTAGTTTTTTGTCTATCACATCTAGACTATCGTATTTTTCTCTGATAACTTTGATATCTATATCAACTGCCTTTTTATTTTTTTCTAATTCTTTATACTCTTTTTCCAGTTGTTTTACTTTTTCTTTGTATCCTGAATTATCATTGAATAACCATGAATACCCGAAAAATAAACAGAATCCCAAAAGAGCGATTATAATAATACTTTTGATATCTAACTTAAAAGACGATTTTGCTTTTTTATCCATAAACCATTTTACTTTTTTTTATATATAAAAAACATCAAAATTCTTTTTGAAATTTTGAAATTTTGACATAAATTTGTAAAACTTACTATGGAATACAATAAAATAATTTCTTTTGATTTTGATGATACTCTTTGTCATACACCTCTTCCAGAAGACGGGAAACTTATCTGGAAAGAGAAAACTGGATTTGAATGGCCTCATACTGGCTGGTGGTCAAAGCCAGAAAGTTTAGACACTGAAGTTTTTGATATACCTATTAATCAATGGACTTATCAAAAGTATTTAGACTGTATAACAGATGATTCTGCTTATGTCATATTAGTGACTGGGAGAATTGAAAAACTGAGAAAAGAAGTAGAGAAAGTTTTAATTAAAAATAATCTTAGTTTTGATGATGTTTTCTTAAATTTCGGAGGAGATACTTATACTTTCAAAACTAGACTTTTTGAAAATTTAATTAAACAACATCAACCAACTGAGTTTATAATGTATGATGATAGAGAAGAACATTTACCAAAATTTTGTGAGTGGGCAAAAACTCAACCCTGTAAAGTCACAGTAGTTGATGTAATCAATAAAACAACTAGAATATTTAATCAATAAATCTAAAATATGGAAACTATTACTAAAAAGAAAACTAAAAGTTCGGTACAAGAAATCACATCTAAACCTTTTAGATTGGATTTACACAATGATGATTATAACACATTCGATCATGTTATTAATTGTTTAATGAAAATATGTGATCATGAATTTGAACAAGCATCTCAATGTGCTCATATTGTTCATTTTAGAGGAAAATGTGATGTTAAATATGGAGATTACGAAACCATCTCAACAATGAAAGATAAACTTCAGACTTCTGGATTATCAGTTACAATGGAAGTTAATTAATCTCTTTTCCACGGATTTTGATTTACTTGATTAAATCGATTTTTAAACTGATTTCTAATCTTTAAGACCTGACCATAATCTACACCTTCTATAAAATCAACATTTTTAAGACACTCGTCAATATACATCTTTAGGTTTCTATCAATTGTTCTATGTGTTTCTTCAACCATTTCTTTGAAATCATTCCTTTGAAACACTGAAGTTGTATTGACTATGGTCATTACACAGTCGTCATGGCCAACATCTGCCGCATATTTAGTGTTACCTGCTGTAGTGATGTGCTTTACGAAAGTAGTAATTTCTCTTATTGTATCTTCGTTATTAATATTGAATCCTTTAGATAACATTAAATCTTGATAGTCTTTTACTAATAAGTTTTTATTTTCACCGACTTTTAATCCCACTTTTTCTTCAGTTGAATCTGCTCTGTGTTTGTATCTAAAGAATACTGATGATCCATAATTATTGTTTCCATCAAAAACATGAGGCATTTCAGCTAACAAGGCATTTCCATAATTGTTTAATTCTAAGACTACCTTAACATTTTCTGGATTTAGATACTCAAATACTAACACATATAGCAACTCAGATAGCTGTTTTACAGAGATTATATTACTTCTGAAAATACCAACTTGTTGTAGAGAGTAAAAATCAACTATCGATTTATAAGAGAGTTTTTGTGTATCTATAGTATCTTTAGTTTTTGGACATATTTTAAATATATTTATGACAGAGTAATCTTGACCTAATCCTTCAGATATATCGACAGAAACAATCAATTTATAATCTTTTCTTTGTAATGGCATAAATATTTCATCATCGTCAATCCATTTTAGTCCTTCATAAGAGAATTTTAAGAATTTCTCAAACTCATACATTTCTTCTGATTTGTAATTCTTTTTATTCTTTAATAGCTCTTCTATTATACCCTCACTTAATAATGACTTACTAGCATTAATAAATCTTAATCCATATTCTTGATTGAAGGCATCTTCACCACCAATATCTTTAATCGCCTCTTCTTTCCAAGTTGTGACTTCTGAAAGTGAAAATATTGGTATTTCCCAACCTTTGTCGTTGATAATCATAAATTTCTTAATATCTTCATCAGAACACTTATCATTGTTTGTTATATAGATTATATCTTTTTGTAGGTCACTATTCCAACCCATTTCGATCTGCGTAACACTACCCCATTTTAATTTTATCTCTTCTAAAACTGATTCCTTTGTTAATCCGTTTTCATAAAGTTTGTGATTGTTTAGTCTTATGTAAGTTACGAATCTTCCTGGTACTTGATACCAATAAACCCTCATTGGTTTATAGTTGTTCTTCTGGGGATCACCCTCTGGTCTCTCTGCATCTGTCAATAAACGATGAAATAGATTCATACCATTTGGTGTTGATGTTATAATAATCTTTGAGTTTTGCACGGCTGCTGTTGTTGGAAAGGCAGCTGTGTAATATGGTTCTATAATATTTGATGGAATGTGTGCGAACTCATCTAAGTAAAGTACGTCAATTGTAAAACCAATCGCTGGTGTTTTTGTTCTAGCTGAGGTTTTAATTCTACAACCATTTTCAAATGTCAATGATTTTTGGTTCCATGTTTTGATTCCAGGTTTCAAAAAGAATGGTAATAGACTATAGATAGATTTAATTTTATCAACAATTTCAACAGCTGTATCACCTTTATTTGCTACAATCATTATGTTTTTATCGTTATCAAAAAGTATTTTATGTAACATAAAGATAGCAGAAGAAATTGTTTTACCAACTTGTCGAGATGCCATAAGTATGTTGAATCTATTAGTTACAAAATTATCTAATATCTCTTTCTGATAGTCTCTTAGCTTAATTGAACCGATACTACCATCTTCTCTTTTTACCTTACAATACTTTTCTACGAAATAATGAACATCTAAAGCACACCTTACATATTCTTGTTGTTCGTCTGCGGACATTTTGAATGCCACACCTGCACGTCTAAGACCTACCTCTGATTTCAACCAGGGGTTCTGATATCTTTTAATTACTATACCATCATTAATCTTATCAGATGCCTCATCAACTAATTTAGTTGTAAATATCATCTGACGTTCTTGTGTTTCATTGATAGCCATCAGAGACAAAGTTTTTAATATATATTGTAAAAAACCGCTCTCTATGTCAAAAACAGAAAACGAAAGAAATAGGTTACAAGATGAGTTTGACCAAATTCAGTCTGAAAATGGAGAATTTGATATTTCAAAACATCTGGCTAGACCCGAAGACTTACCAGACTTAGGTGAAATAGAAATATATGATTATGATGCGGATATGACAGTTGCTGCTCAACAATCTATGGATGTATTAGAGTCTTTAGTTGATCTCTATCTCAGTGATATTCCTCAACTAAAACAACACCCGTATATTGCAAACAAAATGAGAGAAGATGCTAAAGTTTATGCTGAAACCCTATTTTTACAAAAAATGACAAGGAAAAACTTCTTATCTCAATTGAGACAAGTAGATAATGGTGATAATTCAGCCAGAATGCATGAGGTTGTCAATCAAACAATTGGTCAAATTAGAGAAAATGCTAAATTTTCTTCAACACAAAGAACCGATTTAGAAAAATTTTATAAGAATCTAAGAAAAGATTTAGGATATAATGAGATTGAAAATCCAGATTTGAATAAAGAATCACCAGAAGAACAATCAAATCCAACCGAAGGTGAGGTTACTGATAATAGAAGATTAAATGAGATGATAAAACAAGCTATGATAAATAGAGATAAAGACAAATAATATTATAGTCTCTTTATAAAACTTTCATACGTCTTCACAATTCTGCCTTTTGATATTTCAACCGGATAAACTATAAACTTATTAACTTTATTGAAAGTAATTTCGTTAATTATTATTGTTGGATTTTC